ATCCTGAATCCAAAAGATCCTCGCCTTAATGGTATGGATCCATTGCAACTTGGCATGAATAAATACTCGCAAGAGTATGCTCAAATGGAAGATGAATACATCGACCTTGCCATTCAATCAATTGCTGAAGAATTCAATGCTATCGATTCTCCTATACCTAAAAGAGTTTTAACACTCGATGAAAGTATAAATGGAATCCCTGGCGTCCCATTCGTTTCACCACTTGCAATGAAACCTGCATCAGGATACCCCTTCTGCCTTGACCCAAAAACTCGAGGCTCTAAACGTCAGCTTTTTAAACAACGTGCTGACCAAACCTATGAACCCCAACATCCGTTACTTATCCATATCTTGAAGAAAGATACTATAGAACTTGAAAATGGAATCGCTAATACCGATCAATTTGTAGATACCATCAAAGATGAACGTCGTCCTTTTGCTAAAATCACCAAAGGACGAATGTTTTCAGTTGCCCCACTTGGATTAACTATCCTTTCTCGAACATTTTTCTTGAGTTTTTTCGCTCACATGTACTTTTGTAGACTCCGCACTTTTAGTGCAATAGGAATCAACAAAGGCTCACTTGAGTGGCATTACTTAATTAAAAGAATGAGAGAGGTTGGTAATCATGGCACAGCTGGAGACTACTCTCGCTGGGATGGTACTCTACTTGCTTCCGTTTTCTTCAAGGTTCTCAATATCATTGAATCTTGGTATGGAAAATCTGACCAAAAGACCCAGACAAGTCGTAAAACTATCTTTCATCGTGTGGCACATTGTCACCACCGAAATCGTAAATTCATCTATCAAACAATAGGTGGAATGCCTTCTGGTTGGGATGGTACTGTTAACATAAACACTCTGGCTAACGAAGTTTATCTTCGTGTTTCCTGGATGCTTCTTGTTCCAAGACATTACCGCGACCTAATCAATTATAAGCGCTTTGTACGATCCGCCATTTATGGCGATGACAATTTCATATCCGTTGATCAAAACTTTATATCGTTTTACAATGGAATGACAATTTCAAAAATC